CGAAACGAAACTCGACAGTAAAAACCCCATTTTCACCGGACGGTAAAACAACAGAAACCAATGAAACTAACCATTCAATCCCGCGACAACGCACAGACGATTGTCGATCTATTCAACGCAATCATAACCGGCGAGTGCGAGACACCAGGCGTTACACCCCTCTCGATTTATGATGAGGATAAGCATATCTGCTCCCTGATTGATTCACTCGGCAATCAAATCCTTGAACTGATCATCGAACGCGAGGAGGGCGACAAGCTCATGCAGATCGGCGAACCGGAGACGCTGCAATGATCGACAGCAAAACATTTTACCAAAACCTTTCCGAAAAGGTCCTTGTGCAGGCTAGTACGATGCCGCTCAAAGACCTAATCGAGAATCTCGAATCAGTCGCGCACATGATGCATTCGCCAATGCTCCGCGAGGTGGCGAACCGGCTTCGCAACGCCGATTGCGCGACGACGATACTGGAGGCTTCGCTTGTCTATGCGCGGATGTACCGCGCCACGACGAGCGAGGGCGATAATCGGAGGAGAATGCTGATCGACGATGCGGAGACGGTTGTTTCGCTGATTCGAAATGGAGGATGCGAATGAGCCGCAATCTCTTCGCCCCGCCCAAGTTCAAGGTGCAAATATCCGGCGCGATTGGCTGGAGCGACTTGAAGGAGCGTGTGGTCAGCTTCAAAACGGTCGAATTCCGCACGCGCAAGGAGGCGGAAGCGGCGGCCAAAGACCTCAATCCCGGCGAGTACACGCAAGGGAGACTTCGCGTCGTGCCGGTCGAGATGCCGGAGGACTACGATGTGTATCCGGTAGCGGAGCGGACGAGCGTATGAGGCAATCATGCATCATCATCCCGTCAATCTTGTCGAATTCTGCGCCGGATATTGCGGAATTGGAATCGGACTCAAGTCGGTTGTCCGAAATTTACGCACTATCGCTTACATCGAAAGGGAAGCATATGCCGCCGCGAACCTGGCTGGCAAAATTGAAGAGGGACGACTGGATGCAGCGCCTATCTGGTCGGACCTGCTCGACTTCCCGTATGGAAAGTTTCGAGGATTGGTGGATATCGCGGCTGCGGGAATCCCGTGCCAGCCGCATAGTCACGCAGGATTGCGTAAAGGGGGGGGCGACGAGCGATTCCTTTTTGGCGACTGGCTGCGAGGACTCCAGCAGATGCGGCCAAGATGCATTCTCATCGAAAACGTCGAAGGACTGCTCACCAGTAAGATGCCAGATGGAACTCTTTGCATCCGGTGGACGCTGGAGAGACTGGAGCGCATGGGCTACCGGACTGCGAGCGGCATATTCAGCGCGGAGGAATGCGGCGCGCCTCATATTAGAAAGCGGGTCTGGATTCTGGCCTACGCCAACGGCGAACGAGGACAAGGATCAGAATGCTTCCTTCGCGACGCTTGCCAGATTGGACAAGGGCGGTCGGATTCTGCGTCGGATAGCGACATTGGCGATGCGTGGAAATGGCCAAGTGGGCCAGAGCAACCTCAACGATGGTGGGAGCCGTCGCGAACGATTGAATCCAGCATGGGTCGAAAGTCTGCTCGGTCTGCCGTCGTCTTGGACAGACTGCGCCTCCTCGGAAACGGAGTCGTGCCAGCAACCGCCGCACTCGCATTCAAAACTCTAGCGCGAGAACTTCTCGTCTAACCGTAGGCCAAACGAGCGCATCCAAAACCATGTCATTTCATCGATTCGATTCTAGCGTCGCGAAAGCCCCGTCCGCTACCGACACATCATCCGACAATCAAAACGCGCCAGCGAGGCGTTTAGAGCGTTTGAACGCTATGTCGATGGGTCGTTCGAGCGGCGTTTTCTCTTCCGTTTCATCCGAACCGTTTGCGACACCGCCGTTCAAGGCGGGGAGCGAAGCAAAACGGTTTCGTGATGAAACCCTTACCTCCTTGGTTTTTTAATACCAAGGAGGGTTTCATTTTAGTGAAATAGATAACAGCGCAAGCTAACCGAGAAGAGTAGGAAACGAACCGTGAATTCAGAAAACGAAAAACATGGTGTTGACAAGAGGATGATCTAACCGCAGACTAGAGTTCGATATGAGCTTTCTACCAACGGGGAAAACCCCCAGAACGATGTTCAGCGAGATGCCGCCGAAGACGCACGACGTTGACACGGCGAAGTCTGAAGTACTGGCCTACATCTGCCAGGAGATGTCCTGCGACATGTCTAAGGCGATTCGGCTCTTCAACTCCATGCGCCATCCGAAGTGTCGGGTGCTGGTCTTCGACAAGATCGAGCGGCAATGGAAGGGCTGCTCCTTCAGGCCGAGCGATGCGGAGACAAGCGAGCTTTCGATCCTGCGTGAGCATCGGTCCTTGGAGCGACAGGTTGCTGCGGTTCGATCCGAGCTTCGAAGGTTGGCCAAGGAGGTCGAGATTTTGAAGAAGCGAACCAAGTCCAAGCGCAAGAGCGGCAATGAGAAGCAAGAGGGTGATGCAGAGGATTTGCCGGTCGAGCATGATGAGCGGACTGAAATCGACGACAGCGACGCGTTCATTCCATACATCGACATGGAGGAGGCCAACCGAATCGCGCTGATTGCCCAAGAAAAGCGTCAAAAAGAGCTGGAAGCGGAGCAAAAAGAAAATCTTCGCAAGGCAATGATGATTTGCCGTTGACACGACTCCAGACAACTGCAACGCTACGTCCGCAACGATGACCAATTTTTGGCAACCAAGCGTAGAGCGCATCGAGATGATGCGACGGGGTTTTGGATTTTTTCCCCTGACTGACCACTTGGTTGCCAACCCCCTTTCATGAAAGTCTTCACTGCCAAAGACACGGCAAAGATGCTCCAAATATGCACCGAGACGCTTCGTCGTATCGTTCGCACCGACGGCATCCAGCACCGGAGAATTGGCCGACGCATTTTGTTCACTGAAGCCGACATCGCGGCGATTCTTGAGAGTCGAGCGATGACCGGAGCCGTGAACCCCTACCAGCGCAAACAACCAAAACAACAAACCGAGAATACAAATGAGCAGCAACCTAGTTCCGACAACACCGCAGCCCCTGAGTCCGGCCAGTCCTGACAGCTCCGAATTCTACTCCCGCATTGGCACCTCGCTTGAGGCAGTCAAGGAGCTAGGATCATGGATTGCCCGAAGCGGTGTCTTCAATTGCCAGAAGGACGAGCAAGGCAACATGATTGCCCTTGAATGTCTGGCAACGCGCAAGACTCCGTTCGACTTCAAGCGAGAGTTCCATTTGGTGAACGGCTCCCTGACGATGCGCTCCGATGCCATGCTCGCCGGATACCGCACTCGCGGCGGCAAGGTCATTTGGAAGCAGTTCGATTCCACCGCCGCGATTGGCGTCTGGAAGTATGACGGCAACGAATGCGAAATCGGATTCACGACCGAGGACGCAAAAATCGCAGGATTGCTTCCCGCTAAACCCGGAAGTGGCTGGGCTAAAGACCCTTCCGCAATGCTCCGTGCGCGCTGCATCTCGAAGGCTATTCGAATGCTCGCCCCTGAAGTTGTTGCTGGCGTTTATACCCCAGAAGAGGCCGCTGACTTTGCTTCGTCACCGTCAGCACCCACCGTCACCACTGCGACGCGCCAGACGGTCAATGTGACACCGGAAGTCACCTTCTCGCTGGTCGAGAAGCTGGAGCAGATTCTTGAGCCACATTCCGACATCGCCAATGCGTTTTTGCTGTCGAAGAACCTAATCAAGGAAGGTCAGAACTTCCGCGATGTCTCGACCAAGGTGGCCAACATGATCATCGCCGACAGCGACAGTTTCCTGATCAAGGCTAAGGCGTTCTCCGAACCGACCATCGAATGAGCATTCTAAACCGCCACGTTAATTTCGACATGGCTGCTGAGAAGTACCATGCCGTTGATGCTCTCTCGAAAAGCATGATGTCCAAGATCCTTAAGTCCCCGGCGCATTATCGTGCCGCGCTGGAGGAGCATCAGGAGCCGACGAAAGCGATGCAGATGGGTACGGCGATTCACACCGCCGTTCTCGAACCGCACCTGTACTCGCAGGTCGTCGCCGTCGTTCCGCCTGACATCGATGGCAGGACGAAGGAAGGCAAAGCGTGGAAGGAAGCGCATAAGAGCCGTATCCACATGACCCACGCCGAGGACATCGATGTCCAGGGTGTCGCCAATAGCGTCCGCCGCCATCCGTTCTGGGACATCATCCATCTCAATCACAAGATCGAGGCAAGCGTCTTCGCCGAGGATGAGGACACTGGCCTACCTCTCAAAGCGCGTCCCGATCTGTGGGTCGAGGATCATACGCTTGTCGATGTGAAGACGACCGACGACGCGACGCCCGAGGGCTTCAGCCGCACGGTGACTAGCTTCGGCTACCACATTCAGGCCGCGCATTATCTGGAGATGACAGGCGCGGAGAACTTCATCTTCGTTGCGGTCGAGCGTAAGGCTCCGTATGCGGTCGGCATCTACAAGCTGGATGCCGAATGGCTTCAGGCCGGCGCGAACCTGCGTCGCAAGGCTATCACGCTGCTGCACGAATGCAAAGCATTGGACAGTTGGCCAGCCTATCCAACCGCAGTCCAAACCCTTTCTTGCCCAAAGTGGGTCTTGAATAAGTCAGAGAGCTAAAACCAAAATCGAAACCTAACAATTATGTTCCAAGTAAACCGTAAGGATGCCGGAGGCCGATACATCGATGCCGAAGGCGAGTACACTGTATCCGTCACCAAAGTTGAGGAGAACCTCGATCCGAAGGGCCGCGAGGTCTGCAAGGTGACGTTCACTACGAGCGAAGGTGCCAGCATCACCGACCGTTTCCTCAATCAGGAGAACACATGGTTCCGCGTGAACCAGCTTGTCGCCGCCACGAATCACAACGTGCCGGACGGTACTCAGGTTGACTTCCTTGGCGTGAAGGGCAGCTATGCCAACTTCCTCAAGTCCATGATCGGCCTGGAGCTGGTCATCACGACTCGCTTTGAAGAATACGAGTACAACGGCGAGAAGAAGAAGACTCTTCGCCTCAAGGGCATGAAGGCCGTCGCCCCGGTTGCCGCCGAGACTGAGGAGAAGCCGTTCTAAGCATCCCAAACACGGAGGGGAGCGCATTCCGCGATAACGCTCGAAACCAACCTAAGAATTCAAATTCGTATCCATGAGAATAAAACTTGTAGCCATCACCAAACCCCTTGTCGGCGACGGAACTCTAACCGCCTCCGACTTCATCACGTTCGCCGCCCGTGTCAGCAATCCGTCGAACCAGATGAGCCTACTCACCGCCCCGAAGTTATTGGCCTACTGCATTCGAAACGGCCACTGGAGCATCTTCGAGCAAGCGTCGATGACCATCGAGATTCAGACCAGCCGCGCTATCTCCGCCCAAATCCTGCGCCATCGCAGCTTCTGCTTCCAAGAATTCAGCCAACGCTATGCGCCGAGTGATACTGCGGAGCCGGTCGAACTGCGTACACAGGACCGTGTAAACCGCCAGGGAAGCGGCGATGTGTTTCCGCAGGAGTGGGCCAATGAGGTTGTCGCCAAGTCGGTCGATCTAGCCTTTAGAACCTATCGCACCCTGCTTCAAGAGGGCGTGAGCCGCGAGACTGCGCGAATGGTCTTGCCTCTCTGTACGCAGACGACCTTGTACATGACCGGCAACATCCGCTCATGGATTCATTACTTCGAGCAGCGTTGCGCGAAAGGTACACAGAAGGAGCATCGAGACATCGCCATCCAGATCCGCGACGAAATCTTCGCCAAGGAATTCGCGGTCATTCACGAAGCCATTACGAGCGATTCCAAATGACCCCCACAAAACCCAAACGTCCCACCCCCAAGATCTTTGTGGTCAGCGACGACACGCACAAGCGATTGAAGCAATACGCAACGAAGAAAGGCTACAAGCTACAGTTTGTAGCAGACGAAGCGGTCAGTGAATACCTCAAGCGAAAGGAGCAGCAATGAGCGAGCAAAACGACAATGAGGAATACCGTCTAACATTCAAAGGACTGCTGTCCATCTATCTGCCGGAGAAGACAATGATTGAGGTCTACAACACAATCGAGCTGTCCTGCCGTCGGAATGGCTGGGGCATCGCAATCGACGAGAACAACCGATTGGACTTCGTTCCGATGGTGAAAGTGGAGGAAAAGCAATGAACATCGAACAAACCAAAGAAGCCATCCGCGTAATGCAAGCGTATGTGGATGGGAAGGAAGTGGAGTACAAGCGTCCTGATGGAATCTGGACGATAATAAACAACCCATGCTGGAATTGGAATACACAAGACTACCGCATCAAACCCACCCCCGTCCTCCGCCCGTGGACTGCGGATGAGGTGCCACTGGGGGCGTGGATACGGTACAAAAGAGCGTTGCATGATCGAAGCATCCTCGCATGGACATCAAATCAATCTGACCGAGATATGTGGCTAGAAGAACGGGAACACAGCACCGACGGCGGTAAAACGTGGCTCCCGTGTGGTGTCGTGGAGGAGGCGAAATGAGCCAACCAATCAACTATGTAGCACCAGTGTTTCCAACACCGGCAGGAACACAACACAATGACGGAATGACCCTCCGCGACTACTTCGCAGCGGCCATCATGCAGGGACTAATGTCCAGCCAGTGTCAGGTAGATGATCCGTATCCGATCTATGCCTACCGGATAGCCGACGCAATGCTCAAAGCGAGGGAGGCGAAATGAACCATCTTGGTGACACCAACAAAATGGTCAGTGAGACGCCGATATCAGACAGTACTCCGCACAACGTGGCCGACTTGGGTATGCAGATCAGGCGGCTTGAGCGAAAACTCAACGCAGCAAACGTCGAGATTGAGGAGAAGCGAAAGGATATCGTCTGGCTGGCGACTGAAAAGGCCAAGTTAGAGGACCGCATCAAGCGGCTGAAGGAGGCTCTCGACTTGGTAAGACCTCACTGCGATTCAGTTCATCACTCAAAAAAACATCAACACCAATACGGCGAACCGTGTCCGGTCGTTGCGTTGATTGAAAATGCCAAGGAGGCCAAGCTGTGAGCGTCGAACAACGAATCTTGGACCTGCCGGCTTTTGCCGATTACAACGACCGCCGCGAACTCCGCGCAATCGCTCTTGAAGTCCGGAAGCGGGAGGATCGGATCAAGCAACTGGAGGACCGCATCCACCGAGCATCAATGGCGTTCTTTAGGGACGGCTCGGACGGTCATGTTGCGAGTCAAATGCTTCAGATTCTGGAGGAGGAGAGGGGGCAGAAATGAATCCATTCAAATGGTATCGCAACTGGCGCATCCGACGCATGGAAGAGCGCATCGCTTTCCTTGAAGCGTACTGCAACTCATTCCACGACAGTAATGGGGTGGTTTCTTACACCGTCGCATCCCATCACGAACTGTTTGAGAAGCGAGCCAAAGTCGCTCAGCTTCGCAAGCGGGTCTATCACCTCATGGAGTTTTGAATGAGCATCCTACCAGACCTATCAGTCGCGTTCGTTTACAAGCACACCATGACCAGCGAGGTGCTGGTGGTGGACATCGACCGCGCACGGGAACTCGACGCAGCTAGACCATACTGGCAGCACGTTTCAACCGTGAATCCCATCTCCATCCTGCAACTCATCGTGCGAGCGAAGGGGCGCGAGCGAACCAAGATCATCAAAGAACTAAGCGAGAAACCATGAAACCCAAAAAGAAGAACACAGTAATCACCATCGACGCAGCACTCCATGAAGAGGTTCGCAAGTACTGCGAAGAGAACGGAGTCAAGATCGGCTTTCTCGCCACCCAAGCGTTGCGAAAGCTGCTGAATGAGAAGTGTGTCACGACGCAAGTAACGCACTCCTTATCTGCAACTAACGCTTGACGGCGAAGCCTCCCGTGTGGGCGGCACAATACCCTTCGCTCGCTATGAAGCAGTGGGCGGAGGGGTAAATTTCCTAAAACTATGAATCTAAGAGACTACCAAAAGAACGCAGTAGAGTGGGCCAAAACTAGCGATGGCCTAATCATCGCACCGGCTGGCAGCGGCAAGACATGGATTGCTGCGAGCATCATCAAGAACGAGCAAAATGGCGGATCTGGATTGAGATTCGGCTGGCTCGCACCTACCCGCGAAACGTGCCAGCAAGCGCGTACATCGCTCCGTGTTGCCGGTGTGCCTGATGAGATTGTAGACATCCGTTGTCCGCACGAATCCGTAGACTTCAGCGACAAGGACATGCTGATAGTGGACGAAGCGAAGCACAGTCCTGCTGCCGGATGGCGTCGCATTATCGAATCCTGTAGCGGACTGCGCTTTGGCTTCGATGCTACCCCTTGGGGCGATGACGAAGACCGTAACGCGGTGACGCGAACGCTCTTCCGCAATCGCACCTACGAAATCAAGCGAAGCGACATCGGCGATTCATTGGCCGACGCTTACCTCCACCTCTCCGACGCAACCGATCTGAACCTCAAGCAGAAGATCGACGACAACATCGACCGGCTTTTTGTAACAAGACGGCGGTACATGCGAATAAGTGATGACGAATTAAAACGCATGTGCGCCTGGGAATCCCTGGTGGACATCGGCATCTGCCAGAACCGAGACAGGAATGCATACGCCGTCGATTACGCGCTTGAACACCTCGACATGCAGACGCTCATCCTCATCCCACGCATCACGCTGGGCGAGGAATATGAGGCGGCGATTCCACGTTCGCTCCTTGTCCATTCCAAGATCGGAAAGAAGCAGCGCAAGGCGGCGATGGAAGAGTTCAAAGCCGGAAACCTGCGGACCATGATCGCCACCAGTCTGGCCGACGAAGGACTCGACCTACCCAACGTGGAACTGCTGATCATGGTCAGCGGTGGCCGGTCATCGCAGAAGACGATTCAGCGAGCGAGCCGCGCATTGCGGAAAACAGATTCCAAAAACTGTGCGACAATTCTGGACTTTTCTGACAGGTTCCATCCCATCGGTGCATACCACGCGAAGAAGCGAATGGAATGCTACCGCCAACTAGGTTGCGTCTTCCAATGAGTGCATCAATTACGACATCAAATGAAACAGCCACGCCTACAGAGAACGTAGTTCTTCTCATCGGAGAGCTGCGCGGAATCAGTCGCAAAACAGAAACCAAGAGCGGAGCATTGATGGTACGACGGGTCATCTCAATCGCTCGCCACTGGACCGATGCAGATGGCCGATTCCACGAAGACTACGATGAATTTGAGCTGTCATCATGGGGACAAGTGGCTGAGAAGATTATGGAAGTCGGCAATGGCGCGCTGGTGCGTGTCAAAGGCCGTGTGAAGGTTGAGAAATGGTCAGAAGGTGGCGATACGAAAAGTGCGGTTCGAATCGCTGCGGAACAGATAACCGTGCTGTGTTACTAATCCAATGAAAGCATCCAATAAACCAATCGTAGCCGTAGATCCTGGCGTTAGCGGGGGATTCGCGGTCAATACACCGGACGGCATTATCCTGCTGTCCATGCCGGAATCGCTGCCGGAAATCTGCGCGCTGATCAATCAGCTAAAGGTAGCCAACTCAGAGTTATGGATCGAGGAGCTTCCACTGTTCGTGTCTCCCATGACGAAAAGCTCGTCGATGGCTGTGCTTCACAGAAACCTTGGTCGAGTTGAGGCTGCTGCATACGCGTACGGATACGCTCTTCACAGAGCAGCTCCAAAAGTGTGGCAGGCTCCTCTAGGACTCGGCGGGAAAGCATCGTGCAAAGATCATTCGGAATGGAAGCGAAAGCTCAAGGCGAAGGCGCAAGAACTGTATCCTCATCTGGACGTAACCCTGAAGAACTGCGACGCGCTTCTGATCCTTCACTATGCCCTAGGAGGTGGCAGATGATTCGCAGATCGAGCCGCCCTCCCTCACCGGATGAACTCAAGCAGCTCCTCATCGCCACGTTCTGCGCTGGCATGGTTATCACCGCTGCGTACTTCATTCTCTTCGTCGTCAAATGAGCGAACCTACCAAGCCGCTCGCTCAAGAAACCGACATCGAAACCCTGCGCCATGCCGTCGAGGAATACCAATGGTTGGCCAAGGTTCTCTTCAAATCTCTCGGGTGCGGATGCAACGCGGGACATGACCTGTGTTGGAACTGCACCCAAGCTGAGCGACACTACAAACTAACAACCGAGACATACAAATGAGCATTAACAAAATACCGACAGTCCGAGTGGCAGACGCAGACGAATCGACCCCAAGGATCGACTTCGCCTACATCGACCGAAAGTACAAGGAATGGTTGATCCGCCGTGGATTCGCCAATGAAATTGGAACCGAAATGGGAATGCGCCGAGCAGGCGGACGACGCGGCAAACGAATCGAACCCGATGAAATCTGAAATCACGCGACAACAGTTGTTGAAGGAAGCCCCTCAGTTGATCGAGTATGCCCTTCTTCGCGGTTGGATGAGCAGGCCGAAGCCCCAGAAAAACGTGGATGGAGTCTGGCATTCGAGCGGTTCAGGCCATCTCGACGATGCAACCGAAGATGAGATACAAGAACTTAGGAAACAGCTCGGTGCAGGTTGAACTCCTCTCCGACGACGTAGAGATACGAATCGGAGAAACCAAGTGGTCTGGAGTTGTCTACATGCGGGAAGGCAAACGAAAGCTCTACGTTCGAACGAAGGCTGAATTCAATGCCAAGTTCGCGCTGATAGATGCGAAGCCCTAGCCATTACATCGCCGCACAAGAGCAGCTCTTTACGAAGTTCAAGTCTCGCTCCATACCCATTCAACAGTGGAGCAAGTACCTGATGACTCCCAAAGAGCTGGCTCTCCTTTTTCAGAAGCTGGAGAAATCAAATTCTGTTCTTCAGGACATCGCCAAGACTGACCTTGGCAGGTCCGGGGAACTCGCGAGAAAACAACTTGGAATCGAATGAGCAATTCAAATATCGACCGTGCAAGAGCATGGCTTCGTAACACCCCCGGTGCCATCAGCGGCCAGGGTGGTCATAACGCAACCTTCGCAGTAGCCACCGCTCTAGTGCATGGCTTCGAGCTGTCGCGAGCATCTGCCGAAGATCTGCTCGCCGAATACAATGCGAAGTGCGTCCCGCCGTGGAAGCCTAACGAATTGGCCCACAAAGTGAATCAGGCGATGAATGTGGCGCACGACAAGCCCAAGGGGTGGCTTCTATCCGCACAGAGCGGAACGCCCGTCTCAACGACCGGCAAGTTCATCGTTCAGAAGATCCAATCTGTGCCTGAGTCAGAATCCAAGCTGACCACAATCGACTTTCTCAAAGCCTGCTTCGAGCCGGACGAAGTTGTCTGCATCTGCAACGACATCATCTGCGACGAGGAAGGTAAAGGTAGGCCAGCGTCCAAGGGTACGTTCCTCAAGCGCGACGAATGGATTGAGAAGCATTTCACGCCGCCCATAAGTTCCATGTGGAACGGTCCTGACAGCCGTGGCGCGTATGTACGGGTCAATCCATGTCTCGATGAAACAGGATCGGATTCTGGCGTGTCAGCATTCCGCCATGTGCTGGTCGAGATGGATGAGAAGACTAAGGACGAGCAATGGACGATCCTGAAGGATTCGAAGCTGCCTCTGTCCGTTGTCATCGATTCCGGCGGTAAGAGTCTGCATGGCTGGGTGCGCGTCGAAGCGGCGAACAAGGAGGAATGGGGCGAGCGTCGCGACGTTGTTTATCGCCATCTGGAAGCTCTCGGCATCGATCCGAAGAACAAGAACGCGAGTAGGTTCAGCCGCTTAGCCGGTGTGATGCGCGATGGCAATGAGCAGAGGCTTGTAGCTATCAATGTGGGCGTCGTGAACTGGGATGCGTTCACGGACTATCTGGAGTCGCAGGACATGCCTCAGGAGTTCCCGCTCCAGAGCATCATCGATTACGATCCTGAGAACGACCCGGACAACCTGATCGGCGACAGATGGATTCGGCGCGGTTCATCGATGCTCTTTGTCGGTCAGAGCGGATGCGGCAAAAGCTCGATGGCATTCTACCAAGGACTTAGGTGGGCCATTGGTTCCGATTGGTTTGGATGTCAGCCGGTACGACCGCTCAAGGTGGCCTACGTCCAAGCTGAGAACGATATCGCCGATCAGCACGACGCGCTGAAAGGAGCCGCGCAGATGGTCTTCGGAAGCGATTGGCGGAACGGATTGCGCCGTGCGGACATGCTCTTCTTCCGCGAGGCGGTTCGAACCGGCGCGGAGTTCACGACCATGCTGCGTCGTCTCATCCGAAAGACGAAGGTGGATATCGTCTATATCGACCCTCTGCTCTCCTACATCGGCGGCAATCCATCGGACATCGAGGTCTGCGCGAACTTCACGCGACATCTGCTCCAGCCGATTATGATGGAGACAGGCGTCGTCATCGTGCTGGTTCATCACTTCCCCAAGCCGAAGGGTAAGGACGACAAACCGGAGAGCGTGGCAGATATGGCCTACTCAGGATTCGGATCGTCTGATCTGACCAACTGGGCGAGAGAAGTGATTGTGCTGAAGGAGGTCGGATTCAATCAGCCGCGACGCTTCATGCTGGGAATGGCGAAGCGCGGAGACAGGTCGGGATTGAAGGACAAGAACGGAAACAAAACCGGCTCCATCGTCATTCAACGTGGAGTCGGAACGATATCCTGGGACTACGCACCGCCCGAGCAGTTCGTAGTCGATAAATCCGCAGCTAAGAAGCCGTGGGGCGGAAGACCTAGGGGGCGTTAGCTTTCCTTCTCGCGTTCGGCGCGGCGACGACCTTTCGCAGCGAGCGATTGGAACTTCGCCTTGCCGAGCTTTTTGCGTCCGATGTAAGCCGCCAAAGCGCGAGGCTCTCTCACACCCTTCTTCTCAAGCTCGCCGATGAGCTTCTCGTAACGTCCGCCACCACCAAGTTTCATCTTGTCCATATCAGTTAGAATGAGTTGTTACCGACGAAATCACCATGCTTTGCACGACCAATACTTGGGCGTCGTCTTATCCTTAGCATCCGAACAGTTATGCCGCGCACGGAAGTTCTTACGACGCTCAGGATTGTCGCGCTTAATCTCCATATTCGGATCGCCGAAGCGAACCTTGATGACGTTGCCGCTGTCGTTCTTAACGTAGACAGCACTTTTCTTCCGCTCTCCCGGCGTGTAGAAAGGCTTGTTGAGCGTCACCTTCTTGCCCTGATAGGTGTTACCTTTTTTGGAGAGGGAGGTTTTCATTAGTCGCGGCGACGAGATTGGCGGCGCATTTCTTGAAGCTGCTTCTCTTCAGACTGGCCTTCTTCCATCTGCATCATGGCTCGGTCAGTTTCAAGCTTCAGCATTCTCGACCAGTTTCGATTAAACAAGTCGATCTGCTCCTTGGAAAGCTGACTGATCGGTGTGGTGACAGTTTTGACGTAGGTTGGCGACTGAAGCATTCGGCCCACAGCGGATTCGCCGGAAACTCCGATTGCATTGAGAATCATCCTTCTTCCCATGAATCCCGCCATTCCAGCTCCAACAGCTCCAGTTAGCACGGGGCTGCTTGTTGCCAAGTACGTCGCGCCAGTCACCAATGTTGGTAAGATCGACTTTGAAACAAGGCTTTCGCTATCCTTGGATGCAACAGCCAACTGATCGGCAATTGTGCTGATCTTGTCCACGCCTCCAGCACCGAACAGCTCGTTTACAAGCGCGTTGTACTCTCCCGGCTTTTCGCCACCAGCAATCAACGCCTTCATCTTGTTCGTGTCGATGGACTTCTTTCCATCAACAAACGAGTCTTTGACGATCCGACCGAGGACAATGTTCTGAGCATCAGCCAGAAGGTCTGGCCGACTTTCCTTGAGGATCTTC